TCAGTAGAAGGATAACAGTAGCAATTAGAGGTGCCCACCCAGTAATGGCACGTCTCCAATTAAATTCTCTAACATATTCTAAATTAGGAATAACAGAAGTGGCAGGAACTTTTGTGAAAATATACCACCAGGTATAAGTAAGAGTAATAATAAGTGGAATGATTGTATATCCAAGAAAAGTTGAATAAGAAACTCCCATCACTGCCATAGGAAGAACAACTGTCTTCTCTAATGGAGACCACCAATAATAATGATGAACAGATAGATAATCAATCACACCAAAATCAGAACGACGTTGTTTATCAGGTGGTGCAATTGCATCAAGAAGTGGTGCCGATAAAGCAACACGTCCTGGAATAGGAAGAATACCACCCAACAATGATGTGATAATAACAAGGACACGATTATCCTTGATGTATTTCTTTGCTAAAGCATATACATCTTCTAATGCAGAATAATCCCGGATGAAACCACCCAAGATCATAATACCAAAGATGTAACCCATATAGAGTTCATTCTTAGCAATAGATTCAACTACTTTCGTTATCATTCACAATTTCCTCAATTTGTTTATCAAGACTTACAATTGCTTGACGAATATCAATCACACGTTGCGGACAACATGTAGGATCATAAGTATATCCTTTTATATCAGTAAATAATGACTGACGAACTGCTGCTGCCTGATAGACAGATAGTTCTAATGTTACTTTTTTATCTTGACTCATAATTCTCCATTGTGGTTTTCTAATTTATCGTAAATTTTTGAGATTTCTCGATTGAAGAATTCTCTGTCTTTTTGTCTAGTAATCTCATTACGACCCAGTTCTTCATAGATACGACATATTCCTCTCTTTACTTCTTTTTTTAATTTCATTAATTCAGAAATTTTATCGGAAAGTTTAACTATGAGGTAAACCAGTAATATACCTATAAGAAATCCTACCAACTGACTTAAGGTTAAGGTAATCAAATATCTCCCTCCTTTCGGACTTCGGAATGTCTTACGGAAAATTCTCCACCAGGATATCGTGACTTGAGTTTATCAACATTCATCTCAATGATATCATCAAGAGAAATATTGAGACCCATACATGCCTGTGCCACATACCACATAATATCACCAAGTTCACGCTTGAGATGAAACAGGTTCTCTTCGGTTACTGGTTTACCCTGAAAGATAATCTTCTTTACAACTTCAGTAAACTCACCTGCTTCGGCACACATACCAACAGAGGCAGTGAGAAGTCGATGTGTTTCAAATCCTTCTCCACGAAGTTCTTGAATACGATACTCAAAGGCATCGGCATCTTGACTGGGTTGAGATGTGACGGCATTCACAAACTCAAGATATGCGTCAGTATTTACGGTCATGAAAATTTAAATCCCTCAAATGATTTCTTCGGTCTATCCTCGTTATTATACTCTTCTTCCTGTCCAGAGTCAAGTATATTTTCTTGTGCTGACTGTTCACAATCATAAAGACGCATCTTGGCACGATCAATTCCAATCACAAATCTCTTATTGACTACAGTATCATTATACCTATTCTTCAATTGCTTCACCATTATCTGTCCAATCTGTTCAAGTTCCTCAGTGCTAATAAGGGCAAACATAAGATCAGCAGTAGCAGGGAGACCAAAGGACTCAGAAGTGTCAGTAAGGTCAACATCAGAGCTACCATAACCAGAACGAGTGGTCTGGGTGGCAGATACGATAGGGACCTCGGCTTCGCCAGCCAACCCTCTAAGCTCCTCTGCAATAGATTTAATATATGAATATGAATTGACAGACATCCCTGACTTATAACGGGAGGAAGCACATATATTAAGGTAATCAATGAAAATAATATCAGGTCTAAATGACTTCTTAAGTGCAAGCTCACTAAGAAGTGCTTTAAAATGTCCACTATGTGCAGATGCTGTAGGATATTCTTTAATTATAAGTGTGCCTTGTGTTTTTGCTGCTAACTTAGTTACTTTATTCTCAAACGTTGACTTAGGCAAATCTACAATGTTCTGAATAGCAACATCTAATAAGTTCGCATCAATTCGTTCAGCAATTTTCTCTTCTGCCATCTCCATTGTAATGTAGAGTACGTTTTTCCCTTGGAGCAACACGGAGCTAGCAACATGGCACATGAATAAAGACTTCCCGACACCAGTACCAGCAAGCGCGATAGTAAGAGTCTTATTAGATATACCCCCGCTCGTAATCTTATTAAGGTATTCGAGATCAAACGAAACCTTCTCCTCCTTCCTGTGATAGTACTCATATCTTTCTTGATAGTTTTCTAAGTAGTCGTGTCCAATGTTGTTGTCAAAAGAAACTGCCAGTGCATCAGAAAGAATAGAAGGAATCGCATCCCTACTCTTCTTCTCATCATTTCCGTCTGCAATGTGAATCGATTCCATCAGTGCAAGATAAATCGCACGGTCACGACACCACTTTTCGGTAGTGTCTAATAACCATTCATTATCTACTGGAAGATCCGTAAACGAATTGCAGATGTCTCTGGTTTCCTTAATCTCACTCTCGTTTAGATCTGTCCGATTCTCAACCTCAATATTTAGTGCTTCTGCTGTAATTGCAGAACCATACTTCACAATGAACTGAGTAATCTCCTCAAAGATTACTTTCTCACCTCTTTGCTCAAAATATGTTGGTTCTATAAATGGAATGACTTTACGAGAATAATTTTCGTTACATATTAAGTTTCTGAGAATTGTAGTCTCAATCCGTTCCATAAGAGAAAATCTTCTTCGCGGCAGCATCAAGTTGCTGCATTACTTCTTCTGTAAAATAAACTTCTGGGTCTTTTAGAATTGCCTTAGCATATACTTTCTTACCATCCATTTCATAACGACCGGCAACGTTCTTCCACATTCCGGCAAGTTCACCTAACTCAAGTAGACCATAATACCGATCAAGACCACGATGATCATAAAATAAACGAATAGTGACATCCTTGTTTTCTTTACTTAGACGTGACTTAGCAGTCTTTGCCTTGATAAGATTTCCAATGACTTCTGTTCCATCTTTTTCTTTCTTCTTGCTGAGATGAATAATGGTACTGGCAGCATACTTAAGACCACTACCACCTCCCATCTCTTTAGTAGGAACATAAGAGCCGATAACGTCATAAGTGTGATTGGTAACGATCATTGGAATATTAGCCTGCCCCAACTTGAGTGTCAACATTCTGAAGGCACCCTTAATCAGTTGTGATTTTGTCATGTCACGAACCTGCTTTTCATTGAGTGCATCAGTAATCTCTTTCTCAGTCGAAAGCATTCCTAAAGAGTCTAGCACAAACATGCAGGGTTTGCGATCTTCCTCAGGTGCTTTTTGATACATATCCACTGCCTTGAGTGCCTTACTACGGAACTCCTCAACAGTTACTACATTGACCACAACAAGTCGTGAGAGATCAATTCCTCTGCTTTCTAAGAGTGACTTATTGACAGCTGCCTCAGTATCAAAATACAAGCAATATCCATCAGGATTAGAGTCCAGAAAATTCTTAACCACTGCGAGAGAGAAGAAAGTTTTTCCTGTAGAACTTTCACCAGCAATTGCAGTGATTTTGTTACCAGAAACACCACCACGGATAGAGCCAGATACAAGAGCATTAAAGATGAACGAACCAGTGTCAACGTATGTTTCAGTTTCGTCAATGTCTGATGCCAGTTTGGTAAAGTCATCTCCGATTTCCTTTACGATGTCTTTTAAAAAATCCATTAAATAACAATTCCAAATTCTTCACGGGCTACTTTTTTATAGGACTCAGGATGAGTTTGCCTAATTTTTTTGATTGTATCAATCTTTTGATAGAGAGCAGCATCTCCACCAAGTCTCAATGCACTTACAATAGTTGCAAGTTCTTTGTCGTTAATAGGAAGTTCCATTTTTTTTTAAAATTATTATGCATTTAAAATGTAATTTACTTTATCCATGCCCAACAGTTATCAAACACACACAAATTACTTGTAATATTATTTTTTTCTCTAAATTTATTTACAGGTATCTGTATTTGTTTACTGCCCCAATCATGGCCAGAAAATAAACCATTTTTTTTAATAATTGGATACCATGTTTCCAAATCATTTTGTGCTTGCTCTTCAGTCATATAAGTATCAATAAAAATAAAATCAATACTTTCGTTTTTAAATTTTTTTACTGCCTCATTACTATCTTCTTCATAAAAAATAACTTTTTCTTTCATGCCAGAATATTTTATTTTATTGTAAGCAATGGATTTAGTTAATTCTATGTCTTTTTCATACATAGTATATGCAGGTGTTCCATCATACCCTGATTTTAAATAATCTGAATATGGAAGATAAGAATCAATTCCATACAAAGTTTTTACATTTGAACAATTATGCAAAATAGTACAAAAACTTTGTGCTCGAAACACCCCCAATTCAATCCCAACTAAATCATTACCCAAAAGTCCTATAGCATGAATTAGACTTTTAATGTCACTGGTTAAAGCAATTTCTGGATCTTTAAAATTATAAAATTCGTGAGAATCTTTATAATAAAATTTGTTATCAAATGGTGCATTATTCATGTGAAAAATAAATCAAGGTTTACTGTTTTCTCCACGTTCCACCCAATCGCATCAAGAATAGATTTGAGTGGGTCTAAAAAACTCTTTTCAAATTGTAGTTCATAATCTATGTATTTGTCAAGACCGAGTTCATGTGGAAAGTCTTGAATAAATGAGATGACATTCTCCTGAATAATATTTGGTTTCTTCAGATAAATGAACTTAATTTTCTCACCATTATTGATAAGAGAATACTTATTATCAAGTTTCTTCTCCTTAATATAATGATTGAACAATAGTGCTCCACGACAATGAATAGGAGTTCCTTTAGAATAGATATCAGAATAAGATCTATACTTCACAACATCAGATACTGAACGGGGAAATGCAATCTGCTCCGGAGGAAGTGCCTTAAATTCTTTACGACAATTATCAATAAAGTCAATTACTTCCTCTTCAGTACCACTCATCA